TAAACAATAGGTCCAATTTTTCCGATAATATTCCATTGATCGATTGGGTTTGGTGGCATTGTTCCAGTGAAACCAAATCGATAATTTGCGTTTATTAAATTAAAAATTTTATTGATTTCGTTTCCTTTTCTTAAACCATGTGTTTCATCAACAATTAAAATTTTAACATCATTTAAAATTGATAAGTCTGTTTTATCACTTAGTAAAATTTGTGTTCCTGCCACTATAATATCTGAAGAAAAATCAGGATTGTTACCACCAGACCATTTTGTTATATTTTTTAAACCATAAGATTCAAAATCAGAAGCAGTTTGTTCTACGAGTTGGATTGATGGGACTAAAACTAATGTTAAAGCTTTAGAATCTTCAATGTTTTCTCTTAAACTTTCAATAACACCCGCCATAATTAATGTTTTTCCACCTGCTGTGGGTATAGAAATTATTCCTTTTCCTTTTTTTAAAGCTGCGTATATTGATTTTTCTTGATAATCACGATATTTGATTGGTAAATTTTTAATTTTAGGGAAATCAAATCCATTATAATATTTTTTATATAGATCTGGATCAATTTTATATTGTTTTTGATTTGATTCTAACCATGCTATAACATGATCTAAAAATCCTAATTCAAATTTTCCTGATGGAGTAATTGCATATAATCTTGAAGCTGTAAATTTTTTATTTAAACGATAAGCAGGATTTGGTACAGAAAAATATTCTCGGATTAAACTTAAAGTTAATATATCCGATTCAATCTGACACTGCTTTTGGTTGTTTAAAATTTTTAATTCAATCATTATGTTGTTTCCATCATCATTATTTTTGTAGCATTTCCTAAATCAAAAGTAATTGAACTCATAATTTTTTCTACTTTTTCTAGATATTCTATTATAAATTCAACTTGTTGAATTTCTTCATCTATTTTTTTAATAGTTTCTGAAGATTCTACTTTTGAGTTTAAAGATAGTTTTGGTATTCCATCTGGTATTCCATCTTCTCTTAATTTTTTTAAAACTTCTTCCTTTAAATCTTTTCTTTTCTTTTCTAAACTAACTTTATTTCTTTTTTGTTCAATCAAACGAGCGACCCATTTATGTTTTAATGCAGGAAGCATTAATTGTTTCTCCAAAATGTTAATTTGGTCAAATTTTGTATCTTCTTGAATTTCTTGGCTGTATTTGACTAATAAATCCATAAGTATATTAAAGCACAATTGTAACATATGTTAAATAAATTTCAACAACTTGTAAATCAAATACTAGAAGATGTGAATGCTTCTGGGATGCCAGGTGGTGTTTGGGGTGACGGACCTGGTAACGTAGCAACAGATCCAAACATATATGCTGCTATGTCAATCGCTGGTCCTGCTGTTTTAATGGGTCCTAAAAAAAGAAAAAAGAAAAAGAAAAAATCAAAGTTTCCAATGTACAGAAGAAAATTACCTAAAAAAGAATTATAATGGATTTAGGACATTGGATATTAAACGAGGATGTTATAATAAATGAAACCACTTTCGGTTTTATCTATCAAATAACCAATTTGACCACTAATAAAAAATATATTGGAAAAAAACAATGTTTTTCTCGAATTAAAAGAAAACCATTGAAAGGAAAAACAAGAAACAGAATATCATCTATAGAATCTGATTGGAAAAAATATACTAGTTCATCTAAAGATTTAAATGAAGATATTGAAAAATATGGAAAAGAAAACTTTGAATTTAAAATTTTGAAAACATGCAATTCTAAATGGTCTTTGGCTTATTATGAAATAAAAGAACAGATTGATAATAACGTCTTATTAAGAGAAGATTATTATAATGGTATTATAAATGTTCGTATTGGAACTCCTCCGAAAGAAGAATTCAATAAATACAATCAAGAAAAGATAATTATTTAAGTTATGGGACACTGTATTTATTGTAATTCTTCTGCTTACGGTAGACCATGCCTTTTTTCACCATCAAATACACATGTCCATTTCGATGATGCTAATAAATGCATTTATTGTGGTTCAAGATCTTTAGGAAGCGGCTGTTTGTTTAATCCAACAGGAAAAAATCATATAAGAGGACCAGAATTTTTAACAAATTCAAAAGAACAGTGTAAAAAATCAGTTATTTTAAAATATCTTTACGAAAATCTTAATCAACTCGATTTAAAGCCATTTACTTCTCCGCTGAATCGTTTTTATCAAAGATTGTGCCATATTATTGCTACTGCAAGTCAACCTCTTTTAGAAGCTTTTAGTTTGCAGTCAAAACCATCTTATTCAAACTTAGATAAACCACAAACTGTAAAGGCTTTTGAAATTAAAAATCGTTTAAAAGAACAATATTCTCAATTATTAGAAACAATTAAATACGCAAATCTGTCATTACCACAAGAAATAGTGGAAGAAATCGTTGTCGATGTTATAATGACCGACAGTGATAAGAAATAAAAACCAATATATTGTTTATTATTTAAAAGAAAACATTCTGATTTTAGATGTTTTTGGTTATTTGGAATGTTTGGCAGCAGAAACTGTCGATTATTTGGCAGAATGGCATTTATTAAATGATAATAAGGTTAAATTTAAAAAAACAATCATTGTTGATTTTTTAAATAAAAAAATTCAAGATTTTTGCAAAGACTTTATTGATATGTCTAAGAAAATTGACTGTTTAATGTTTTGTTTTTATAAAGAAAACGAAAATTTAAAACAATGGCAATTATATTATGAAGATCCTGTTAAGTTTATAAAGTGTTGTAAATTAATATGTAAAAAAAATCTTCCTAATTTTTTTGAAAATAAAAATGAGGATTTTAAATATTTTCAAACGATTAAAGGAACATTTCAAGATATACCATGTTTGCTTCCAACAGGAGAAGATGAACTATTTTTGCAAAAAATTAGAAAAAAAATCAAATGACCCTATTGACTTTAAATACCAAAACAGATAAAATAAGATGTCGTCTTTAAATCTTTTTCTTTTTAATACATTGATTAAATTAAATTAAATATAAATAGTAATATGAAATATATTATATTATTAGGAGCATTTTTTATTTCGGGTTGTGTCTGTTTGGATCCTGCTCATAAACAATCTGCACCACCTATTGCAAACACGGGTAAGGTAATTGATTCTTTGGAACAAACCAAAACCGAACTCTCTGAAGCTGGAACATCTAATACAATAGTTGGAGAAAAAGTCGAAAAAGCACTTACGTTAGCTGAACGTTTAGAGAAACTCTTACAACAAATCGAAGAAGAAAAACAAGCGGCAGATAATAAACTAATAAAGAAAGAACAAAAATAATGAAAAATATATTACCATTTTTAATTTTAATAACTTTAACATGCAGTAGTTTTGGTCAATTTTGGAAACCAAAACCCAAAGCAACACCAACACCCCAACCAACACCAACTGTTGTGGAGAAAACAAAAACACCAATTCAAGATGCAAAATTGTTGGTAAAAGAACTTACTAGTGAATTGAATGTTGCTAAATTAGAAAATTCCAAATTAAAAACAAATCTAGATCAAGCAAATGAAAATGTCAAAAAGGGATTTTTGGAAATTACCAAACTAAACGAAGACATTAAGCTTTTAAAAGAATGGGGTGTCATCCAACAAGCTGAAGCTCAAAAATGGTTAGAGAAATATACCAAAGCAGTTAAAAGATATCACAGATTGAAACTTATTGCTGCCTTAATTGCGGCTGCTGCTGGTGTTTTATTTGGGTTACAGTTTATGAACTTAGCTCCACCTCCTTATAATTTCGGTATCCCGATTGGTGGAGCCGCATTGTTTGCTGCTTTGGTCTGGTTTTTCTTGTAAGTAGTAATGAATGTGGAATAGAATAGTAATACTTGGACAGTCATTGGCTGCTATGTTAAGCCAAGATAAAATACCGCCAAATACACCTCCTGAATATGTGGAGGAAATGAAATCTGTTAACTTCTTAAGAAGTAAAAAGTTCTTTGTGGTGTTTACTTCGATAATGATGTTATTGGCTTTTTATGGAATTAGTGTTTTTATTTTATTTTTAACTGCACCATTACCATCTATAACATCCCCATTTGTCACAATATTTGTAGAAACTATTAAAATTTTTGCAATTATAATTTCAGCATATCTTGGTTTACAAGCTGCAATTGATTTTAAATATAATTCAGAATCTAATACTTCTTTAAAAGGAGAATTGAGATATGCGAAAGAAGAAGTACAACAAACCATAATAGAAATATATGCAGAAAAGTATAAAGATGATATATCTTATGCTCCTTTAAATTGGGTGGAAAGTCAACCATATGAATAATTGGCCTAAACAAAATTTCACATCGATGACTGCTTTTTATGGTCCTGTTGGTGAAAACATGACTCAAATACAACTTCCATATGAAATGTACTTGGCATGGGATGAAAAAGCTAAAGTTAAAAAAATTTCTTGTAATAAAAAATGCGCTGAATCGCTATATAAAATTTTTGAACAAACTTTAAAAACATATAGTTTAAAAGACATACAAAAACTTAAATTAAACAGTTTTGGTGGTTGTGTAAATGTTAGAAAAATGCGCGGTGGTTCTGCATGGTCTATACACTCTTGGGGTGCTGCTGTAGATTTGGACCCAGATAGAAATCGTCTTAAATGGGGAAGAGATAAAGCATCATTTGCAAAAAAAGAATACAATTCATTTTGGGATATTGTAGAAGATGAAGGTTGGGTGAGTTTGGGTCGTGTTAAAAATTACGATTGGATGCATTTTCAAGCAGCACTTTTATAAATACTTTAAAATAAAACACTTACAAAATACACAATAGCACATTTTTAACTGTTTTAAAATCAACAACTTACAAAAATGGATTTATCAGAAGTATATTCAAAACAAGTAAATAAGAAACCAGTATCTTCTTTATCAATCGGTGGAAGTTTTCCACAAATTCAAAAAGATCCTACTATCAGACAATTAGAAAATGACGTTTTTGCAAAAATGCGTAGTTTAATGCCACAAGAAGAAACAAAACAAATACCTAAAAATGAAGTGGTTTCTCTTTCTTTTGAAGAAGCTTTAAAAGAACTTTCTAGTTTTCAAAAAAATTGATATAAATAAACATATGAACAAATTTGCTGAACTTTTAAAACAATCTTATCTTCCATTAGGGATTATAATAGAACAAGAAGAAAACATGGAAATAGATCCAACTGTCGCAGAAACAGAAACACCAATAAGTTCAGAAGTTTCTAGCGAACTTCCAATTTTATCAAACGATGAAATTGCAGAATTTATTGCAGGAATCAAACAATTTTTTTCCCAAGAAAATCCAGAATTAAGTAAAGACCAAATTGAGCAAATTAAAAATATTAATCCAAGAGATTCAAGAGAAGACTCCGCAATTAAAGCTTCTATCGAAGTATTAATGAAAATTTTTAATGTTGCAGGTGTTCAAACAGCACCATCATCAGTTCCAAATTCTGATTACGCAGAATAAAAATTTGATTTATTCTATATTACTAGTAATATAGTAATCATGAATAACGTAAATTTTTCTTATAATTTAAATTCTTTAAATAAAGAAGAAATAATAGCAATTTTAGAATCATTGTTATTTGGATCTTCTGTTGATGTTTGTGCAAACTGGTATAAAGAAAATTCTTCTAAAATGTTAGATGTTGCAGAAAAAATTAGAAAAACATATCCAGAAATTATTTTAGAAAATGTTTATGTTTATGAAGGAGAAAATGAAAATAATTTTAATGATGACCACACAAAACAAATTTTAAAACTATTTCCTGAAATTAAAAAAGAAAATATCGAAAACATATGAGAATAGCAGTTATTGGAACAGCAAATATTGGTAAAACAACTTACATTAAAGATTTTTTAAAAAAATGGACAATGTATGAAGCGGTTGATAGTAACTATCGAAATATACTAAAAGAAAAAAATCTTCCACACAGTAAAAACGGAAACGAAGAGAGTCAAACAATTATAATGAATTGTTTGGTTGATGAAATAGTTGAAAATTCAAAAAAAGATTTTGTAATTTTTGATAGATGTGTATTAGACGTACTGGCATATTCCAGTTGGCTACATTTAAATGATAAAGTTTCGGAAAAATTTTTGGATCAACAAAGAATTTTAGTAAGAGAAACTTTAAAATTATATGATCTTTTGTTTTTTATTCCATTGACAAAAATTGCTCCAATTCAAATCGAAGATAATGGTATTAGAGAAACAGATCCAATTTATCGTGAAGAAATAGATACTATTTTTAAAAGTTTTGAAGAATCTTATCATAGAGGAGATGGAAGAATATTTCCAAAAGATGATTCGCCAGCAATTATAGAAATATTTGGAAATCAAGAAGAAAGAATTAAAATGACAGAGCTTTATCTTAGAGAAGACGGTAAATGTTTTGGCGAAGATGAAAGCTTAATATCTGATATAGTTCCAGCAACTATTAGATAATTGTTGTCTTTGTTAAAAAAATAGCGTATAATCCTTGTATGGTTATACCAGAGACATATGTTTTAAATAAATTCTATGGATATGCTATCGATCCTGTTTTTAGAAAGCATGATGGGACTTATAATGCAGGTTGTCCTGTATGTCGAGAAGGTAAAAGTTTAGGCAAAAAGAAAAGATTGTTTTTTTACCCAAAAACAAGCACATTTCATTGTTTTAATTGTTCAAGAACTTGGTCTGCTTATTCTTGGATTAAAAAAGTTAGTAATATTAGCCATGATGAAATGGTTTCGGAAATTTCCAGCAATAATTGTTCTGTGGAAGTTGGTAATAAAGTAGATTTTTCTAAAGGCAAAAGAAAAGCAGCTTCTGATTTACCTTATGACTCAATAAATTTATTTGATCAGACTCAGCAATTTTACTATAAAGATAATAAATTTTTTAAAAAAGCTTTTCAATATATTAAAGATAGAAAATTAGACCAAGCTGTTAATAAATCTCCAAATCTTTTTATAAGTTTAACTGATTTCTTTCATAAAAACAGAATATGTATACCATTTTATGGAAGAAATAAAAAAATATTATTTTATCAAACACGATCTGTAGATAATACCGAACCAAGATATTTGGGTAAAGAAGGTTTCGATAAAACTATATTCGGAATCGAAAGGATAGATGTAAATTTACCATATATTTTTATATTTGAAGGACCAATCGATGCCATGTTTGTTAAAAATGGTATTAGTACTGCGGGATTAACCATGTCAGAATTACAAAAAAATCAACTTTTAGAATTCCCATTTCATGAAAAAATATGGGTTTTGGATAATCCTAAGTTTGATGAAGCGGCAAAAAATAAAATCAAACAATTAGTGGAGAATAATCAGAAAGTATTTAAATGGCCCGATGGTATGTCATATAAAGACATAAACGAAGTGGCAATCTTTGAGGATCTGAATGAAATTCCTTACGAAAGAATTCTGAACAGCGTTTATTAACCTCCAGCTTTAAGCTGTTCAGTGTCACGCATTTTCTTTGGCGCAGTAATGATATAAGTGTTGAGAATTTCTTTTAGTTTTTCTACTTCGCCAGCAATACGAGTGATACTATCAGAAGCTTTTCTCGTAACTCCACGTAAAAGACTTCCTGCTCTGTCTCCATCAGCAAGGATTTTATGTAAAGATTCTGAAGAAGGATCGTTTAAGAAGCTTGCAAATTGATCTAATTTAGAAGACCATTCTCTAATAGAATTAATAGTTTCTGATGTCATTTCTGTTGGAGTTCCTTCGACATCAAATTGATCTTTTGGTGTTTCAGAATCCAATGAATTTTCAAAATCTTGTTTATTTGTTTCTGGTGTAAAATCTTCAGGTGCTTTTAATTCTTCAGAAGCATCAATTTCAACAGCTTCTTCTTGTTCTTTTAGCAAAGACATCAATACTCTAGCTGCAAATGGATCGTATTTTGATAAATCAAGGGTAGGTCTTTCCATATTACTTTTTAAAATTCTATTTTTTTCTTTTTTTTCACAGCAACAAGGTTTAGGAACATTTGTTTTAGAGCTTTTTTTCTTTGCTTTCATGGATATATATGTTATATTTACTCTTATCTATGTCGGAATCTTCAAATAATTACCATTTTATTGTAGCAACCCCTAAATCTGGGGATGAATTTAGAGAAAAAAGCCAAATGGCTTTGTTTATAGATAAAATGATTA